CAGCAACAGATACTCTATTAGGATCACTTAATGGTGTTTTCTTTACTGATGCTAACACAAGCAAGCCTACATATGCTAATCACCTTAACGCATCTAACACTGCAACTGACATTGTTGGATTCGTATCGGATGACCCATATGAAAGGTTTGAAGTACAATCAGACGGCGCAACTGCAGCAGCAGACGTCGGAATGAATGCTGACATTGTATACGCAGCTGGTAGTTCACCAGACTATGTATCAAAAGTGGAATTAGATCACTCTGATCTTAAAACTGCAACAGCGCAATTAAGAGTACTTGCAATATCTAACGACATTGAAAATAACACAGCAGGATCTGCTAATGTTAACCTTGTTGTTATGATTAACGAGCACTTCTTGAAAGGAACGGTAGGTATCTAATGGCCATATCACGAGGACAACTAGTTAAAGAACTAGAGCCAGGTTTGAATGCACTATTCGGTCTGGAATATAAACGTTACGAGAACCAGCATGCTGAAATATATGCTACAGAATCTTCAGACAGAGCGTTTGAAGAAGAAGTTATGTTATCAGGTTTCGCAAATGCTCAAGTTAAAGCTGAAGGAAGTGGAGTTGTTTTTGACAATGCTCAAGAAACTTTCACTGCTAGATACAGTCACGAGACTGTAGCTCTTGCCTTCGCAATAACTGAAGAAGCAATTGAAGACAACTTGTATGACAGACTTGCTAGTAGATATACAAAAGCATTAGCTAGATCTATGGCGAATACTAAACAAGTAAAATCTGTTAATCCATTAATCAATGGACTACCAGGTGGTACGTTCAACTCAGGTGATGGTGTTACTTTAATTAACGCATCTCACCCGACTGTAGCCGGCACTGTGTCTAACACATTAGCAACAGCTGCTGACTTGAATGAAACTTCATTAGAACAATCATTAATTGACATTGCTGCAATGACAGACGAAAGAGGTCTAAAAATTGCTGCAAGAGGTGTTAAAATGATTATTCCTTCTGAGCTTCAATTCACTGCTGAGAGATTAATGAAATCTCAAGGTAGAACAGGAACAGCTGATAATGATATTAACGCAATCGTTTCTATGGGAATGATTCCTCAAGGTTATAGAGTGAATAATTTCTTAACTGATACAGATGCGTTCTACATTATGACAGATGTACCAAATGGTATGAAGTACTTCGAAAGATCGCCAATTAAAACAGCGATGGAAGGTGACTTCGATACTGGTAACGTAAGATACAAAGCTAGAGAAAGATACTCATTTGGAGTTTCTGACTTTAGAGGTATTTTTGCATCACCAGGTGCTTAATCAATAATTTTGTGGCGGGACATAGTTCCGCCACATTTAAACCACACAATAAAAGAGTTATGAAAAAATTTATAGTTACAATAAACGCCTACGCACACTACGCAAAATTTGAAGTAGAATCAGAAGATTCCCCAACATCACTAGAAAATGCAATCCTTGACAAACTAGGAGAAAATAGTATAGTTTGGGAAAAAACGGGAATGTTCGGCCCGTTGAATAGAATAACCTATGAGGAGGTTATAGATGATACAAGACCTATACAAAGCAAAAAGGTCCTTGGAGTTGAAGTGGGAACAGGAGCATCTGGATAATAACAGATACACTCTTGAGATGGTTAGAATTGACGATAAAGTCAAAGAGATCATCACAAAGATCAAGCTAGAAGAAGCTCAGATCGCCCATAGACAGAATACAGTTGAAGGTTCTGCTCCAGAAGTTTCAGTAGCTACTTAATAAAAAGCTACATCGTTGGAAAAATTCCACTCCACACTGTAGGATCTCTTGCACTCTATTCAAAAGTAGTATACAAATTACTCACTATACATAATAATAATTGTTAAATGTAGACGCGTATAGTCGACAACCCTAGGGACTACATTTAAAATATCTAGGAGGATATTAATATGGCAAATACTACATTTACAGGACCGGTACGATCAGAAAACGGTTTTGAAATAATTGATAAAAGCGCAACTACAGGTGCGGTTACGTCTACAATGAGTCTAAAAGAATTCACTGCAACTATTACAGTTGCAAATGGAGCGACTACTGGAAAAGAAACATCTATCCAGATACCTACAAATTTTATTCCATTAGGAATTGGAGTCACTGTAACTACTGCAGCGGTTAATGCAGTTAACTTAGTTGATGTTGGAACAGATGCTGATACAGATGGTTATGTTGATGGAGCTGCTTTAGCTCTTAATACAACTGGTTGGAAAGGTTTCTTAGGATGCAATGGTGTACTTGGTATGTCTGGTTTTGCACCAGGTGTAGCTGGTTTAGCTGGAGACGAAGTTGAATTAGTTGTTTCTGGAGATCCGGGTGGAGATACTGTAATCGTTCTTAAAATTTTAGGAATTGATTCTAGTTCAGACACACAGTAATAAATAATTAGTGTGGGCCTCCGGGCCCACATAAAATTAATTAAGGAGAAAACAATATGTCATCAGACCAAAAATTTACAACACTTACAGCTGACGGACAGGTAAAAACTGCTTCAGGAGGATCTACTAATATTGGTCCTGCTAGAGTTACATACATTCAAGCTACAGGAGTTACAAATATAAAACTTTATGATGCATCGACTGCATCTGGAGGAATAGTATTTGAATCTACTTTTGGAAGTGAAGGATTAGATCTTTATGTACCTGGAAACGGAATTAGATTTCAAAATACTATCTATGCAGATGTAACTGGAACAGGATCTGTTACTATCGGATATACTGGCTAGGAGGCTAAATGGCTAACACTACCTCTGGAACTACAATTTTTGAAAAAGGTTTTTCTATTTCTGATATAGTAGAAGAGTCTTATGAAAGAATTGGTATTGAAGGAGTTTCAGGATATCAATTAAAAAGTGCAAGACGTTCTTTAAATATAATGTTTCAAGAATGGGGCAATAGAGGTTTGCACTATTGGGAAGTTGCAAACAACTCAATTACATTAGTTAATAATCAAGCAACATATACAATGTTTAGATCAACAGCTGATGGTACATCAGATGCAACAGCTGTTTATGGTGTGGATGATGTTTTGGAAGCAAGTTTTAGAAATGATTCTAATGTAGATACACCTCTTAGTAAAATTAGTAGATCAACTTATCAAGCATTATCAAATAAAACTTCTACAGGTCAACCTACACAATATTTTGTACAAAGGTTTATTGATAAAATTACAGTTACTTTATATTTAACACCAGGAACTGATCAAGCTGGTAAATTTTTTAATTATTATTACGTAAAAAGAATTCAAGATGCCGGAGACTATACTAATGATGCAGACGTACCTTACAGATTTGTACCATGTATGATTGCAGGTCTTGCATATTACTTAGCGGTAAAATATGCACCCGATAGAATTCAAATGTTAAAAATGTTATATGAGGATGAATTAAACAGAGCATTAACTGAAGATGGATCTTCATCGAGTTCTTTTATTACTCCTAAAACTTATTATCCAGGAACCTAATGGCAAAATTATCTAGAGGAAAATATGCGCAGGCAATATCTGATAGATCAGGTTTAGCATTTCCATATAGAGAAATGGTAACTGAATGGAATGGTAGTTTTGTTCACAATTCAGAATTTGAACCAAAGCAACCACAAATTCAACCAACAAGATTTACAGGTGACCCTCAAGGTTTAATGAATGCAAGACCTGCAAGAGTTGAACCTGCAACAGAAAATTTATTACCTGGAAATCCTTTAAGTTTAACTTCAGGTTCTTCTACTGTAACTGTTACAGAACCTGCTCATGGAAGAGCAACAAATGATACTGTTGTTTTTAGAAATGTAGATGGAAGCCCAGGAGGCCTGGTGTATTCTTTATTTGAAAATAGTTCAGGATTTAGTATAACAGTTATTGATACAAATAGTTACAGTTTTGATTGTGGAAGTAATGCAACTGTAACGGAAAATTCAGGAGGAATGTTTGTAACTGCAGGACCAGTTACTCTAACACCATAATGGCTTACACTTTAGCAAATTTACAAGATGATATTAGAAACTACACAGAAGTAGATGATTCAGTTTTATCTAATACTTTATTAAGTACAATAATTAAAAATGCAGAAAATAGAATCTATAGAGATGCAGATTCTGATGATAATAGATTTTATGCAACGTCTGCTTTGGTAAGTGGAAATAGATATGTAACTATTCCAACTGATTTAAGATTTATTAGGTACGCGCAGTTAACAGATTCAGCTGGAAATCAAACTTTTTTAGAAAAAAAAGATACAAGTTTTATGGCTGAATATTATAGTACTCCCAACACAGCTTCTGGAATTCCTAAGTATTATGGTAATTGGGATGCTGAATTTTGGGTAGTATCACCTACTCCAAACGCTAATTTTTCTATTACTTTAGCCTATGTTAAACAACCTATTAGTATAACAAGCACGACACAGCCTACTACAGCCAATCCAGCATCAACAGTTGGAACTTATACTTCTAATAAATATCAAGATTTACTTTTGTATGCTTGTCTGGTAGAAGCATATGGATACTTGAAAGGTCCCGCAGATATGTTACAATACTACGAAGGATCTTTTAAAAGAGCATTACAATCGTATGCGATCGAACAACAAGGTCGAAGACGTAGAGACGAATATCAAGATGGAGCTATTCGTACTCCTTTAAAATCTGAATCACCATCGAAATACTAAGGAGAAAACAATATGGCAAATATAATACCGTTCGCATTTAGAGGAGAACTCTTTTCGGGAACACATAACTTTGCAAATGGAGGAGATGCTTTCAAAATAGCTTTGTACACATCTAATCCTTACT